TCGTAAGAGCGGTCTTCCTCGTCGATCGAGTCCATGCGTCGCGCCTTTGCTTCTGCCCATGACTTGCCAGGATCGCCACCCCAAAGAGCCCATGCGATCCGGCCGTTCGAAGGATAGCCGTCCTCGCCGGGAGAAAAGCCTTCGGCCTGTTTGTCGACTTCGTGCCGCGCGAAAAAGCTCGTCATCCGCCGGATCGTATCCGGCGAAAGATCGACCTTGTTCTTGATATCGCGAGCGCGAGCAATTCCGACCTCGGTTCCGCCGCGCCCGTATTCCTGCCGCCACGCAAGACCGCGCTTGGCTTCCGCAGCCATCGCGTCGGTCGGAACGAGATCGATCTCGATGCCTTTATACGTTGCCATTCGTCACCTCTTCGCCGTCTACGATCGGCGGTGCCGGTGCTTTCTGACCGAAAGGCTGGAAAGCCGTCTTGATGCCGTAGGTGTCGGCAAGTTCGCGCTCGGCTTCGATCTGCTCGAAGACCTCTTCGACATCGCGTCCGTAATGCGCCGCGATATCCTGCATCGTGACGATGCCGTTCTGCAGACCGACGACGTGCGCCTGAATTTCCTTAAGCGGGTCGACCCAGTTCCAGCCACGCGCGCGGAAGATCAGGTTATCGGCGAACTTATCATATCTCGTATCGGGGATCGGGATCGCGCCCTTCGTCATCGCCATAAGCAGCCAGTCTTTAAAGATCGGCTCGATAAAGTGCTCGATCATGAACTGCTGCATCATGCGGTAATGATCGCGATCTTCCATCGTTCCCTGTCGGATCGACGAATAAGACACGCCTTCGAGATTGTTCGCGAGCGAGACATAATTGACACCGAGACCCGACGCTATGCCGCGCAGCACGGCTTTCTCGAACTCGGCGAACGCCGAAACCGGATGCTGCGGGTCGAAGGTCTGAAACGTCATCCCGGCCGGAAGCTGCTCGAACATGCCGGGTTGAGCTTCCATGATCGGGTTGTGTACGTCTTCGAGGTCCGATCCGACATAGGAGTCACCGCTCGGCGAGGTGAAGAAACCCATCTTCGCCGCAGCGACGCGAGCCGCGACGAGTTCGGCTTCCTCGTAACCGTCGAGCATCTTGAGGCGCGTAAGCGCGGTCGTCATGGTCGGCATACCGCGCGTCTGGTGGGGTCGCTCGCGCAGATAGACGTGCAAAAGCTCTTCGGCCGGAATGCGTTTGCGCATGACGTTATTCGGCCGCGTGTAGATATCCGCGCCGGGATGGTTTTCGAGAAGGTGATAAGCGACCGCCTTCCCGAATTTATCGATCTCGACACCCATACGGATTTCGTTTCCGTTTTCCGTAGCGCGCAGATTGTATTGATCGTCGAGATAGTCGGCTTCGATGAAGTGGATCGCGAAGCCGTGCGGAAGGTTCCGGTTCTTCACTTTCTGGACGAGCACCTCGCCGTCACGGCAAAGCGTCTCGATAAAAAGTCGCTGGCAATCAAGCCACGACATTTTACCGTCCATCGTGCAGATGCCCTTGGAGCCCCACCGATACCACGCGTTTTCGATGATGGTATTGCCGGGAGCGTCGAGCGTACGATCAGCATTCCGACCACGGACTTGCACCCTTACGCCGGTCGATCCGACGACGTTCGTCGTCATCAACTGAAGATAGCGCTTCGCGTAATCGTTGTTCCGCGCCACATCGCGGCAGCGATCGCGAACGGTTCGAAGCGCCGGATAGATTTCGCTATCGGCGCTCTTTTGCGTAACGAGAAAATCCGCGAGAAGGCGGCCCTTCTGCGCGGCTGCGTATTGGCGAAGCGAGATCGGCTTTTTTTTCCGACCGAAAAACTTGTCGATCAGCCCCATCAGAACCTCACCAGAATATTAGCGCCCGTCCCGATGCCGCGCCGACGCCGGTCTTCCATCGTCTCTTTATGCACTTCCGCCTTATAGCGATCGCGCCACATCATTAAATCTGAAAGTGGAAGTTTCGTCAGGCTTCGACCGTTGATCGAATAGGAGGCGACATCGCCATCGGCTCGACCTTGCAAAATCGACTCGATCTTTCCGAGCATGATTTCCGCATGTGTGCGCGGATCTGAGCCGTTCACGTCAAGATCGGGAACTGCCGTAAACTGACCGCGATCGACGACGATGCGGTTCGAGTCAGACTTTCGGACAATTTCAAGTTGCCAGTGATAAAGACCGGGAACGAAATTCGCCGAAAGCACGGACGAAACCGAAAACAGGAAACCGCCCTGATAAGCGGTTCCGGTGACCTGCACTTCGGTATTATTCCCGGTCGCAATCCGCGCGACATAGGTCGCGTCATAAAGCGAAGGCGAATAATCGGTCAGATCCATGCGCCGCCATTGGATGAAATCACCGACGACGATTTGCTCGGGTTCCATGAGAGGCGAATTCGCGGGGTCGAAAAGGTTAGCCATCTCATCTCCACCCATTTACGAAGCCGCCACGCTGCGGCGCTCGTCGGATCGGCCGTGCGATCGTCGGAGGCGGCTGTTCGATAGGCTTCGGCGTTTCGTCTACGGTCTCGGTCGGTGCTTCGGATACGGTCGGACGGGATTGTAGCTTATCCGCGACTAAATTCATATTGGCATTCAAGAGCGAATATGCCGCCAGCGCGTAGACGCGGCAGTCGAGCGCTTCGTTTCGCGGTCTGATCTTCTGCCATTCGCGGCGCAGGAAGCCTTTATGATAGCGCGAGACGAGTTGTTCGGCCGTCAACTGCCGAAAATATTCGTCGTCGTAGCTTGCCGGAAAGTGACAATATCCCGGTCCCGGCTCGGTGATCCTGAGCCTCGAATAAACGAGTTCCTTTGCCGTATCGACGCCGACCGGGAAGAGCTTCACGCGTTGAGCGTTGTTGATTGTCGGTCGACCGACGAGCGGCTTTCCCTCTCCGCCGACGCCTCGGATCGCGAAGACCCGTCGTCCCTCGCGCGCCTTGCAGAAGGCATAAACCGACTGCGTATGATGCCCGCCGGAGTCGACGCACGCCGAACGGATCGGAAGCTCGACGCCTCGAACGTGGAAATATGTCTTTCGCAGATGCGTGTCGAGTTCGCCCCATACGATCGCGGAAGAGGGGTCGCCGTAGATGGTCTTATATTCGAGCGACCAGCTTTCCTCGTTCCGACCCCATCCGACGATTTCCATCTCTAAGCGATCGTCTTGCACGTCGATCCCGGCGGTGATGATGACGACGCCGGAAGGCAGCGTTTCGCCGTAATCCTCGCGACGCTCGGAAACGCCGATATCGTCGACTCGCTGTCCTTCCTCCTCCCACGTCTCGCCGAGATATGTATTGATCCATACGCGGAGCGTCGCGGGCTGTTTGCGGGCTTCGAGGAAGTCGCGCACGCCGTCCTCTAGGCTCATCCAAGGCGAATAGAGCGCCGACAAGCGAAAGCCCGCCGTTCCTTTGAACGGTGCTTGTGCGCGCCATTCGCCGCGCCGGATCGCGCGAAGTCGTTTCGCGTCGTCCCATGCCGAGCCGCAATCCTCGCAGACGTAGGTCGCTGTCTCCGGCGCTTCCTTATCGAAGTGCACATTCGCCCATTTGAGCGTGCGAAACTCGCCGCAATCGGGACAAGGCACAAAATACTCGCGTTGGTCGCTTTCCGAGAAAGCTTGCTCGATCCGGCTCTGCCCTTTTACGGTCGGGGTCGAGACCATGATGAGTTTCCGGTTCCAGAACGTCGCCGAGCGCTTTCGCGCGAGCGAGATCGGATCGCCTTCGGCACCGGCCGAGACGGGATAGCGGTCGACCTCATCGCAGAGCACGATGCGGATCGGACGCGAGGCGAGCGACGAAGGCGAGTTAGCGCCGCACGCGGTAATGTGACCGCCGGGAAAGACCTTATGCAAGGTCGTGTTTCCGCTGTCGCGCGATCGAGGATCCGCGACCTTGCCCTGCAAGACCGGCGTGTCGCGGAGCATCGGTGCTAGACGGTCCTTTGACCACGCTTGCGCCATATCGAGCGTCGGCTGCACGACGAGGATCGGAGCCGGATCCTGATCGATATGATAGCCGAGCACGTTATTGCATATCTCGGTCTTGCCGATCTGCGCTGACGACATGACGACGATATTGTTTACCGCCGGATCGTTTACGGCATCCATGATCCCGCGCTGATACTCCGCACGCGCGGTCGACCATGATCCCGGCTCGGCTGAGGCTTCCGGCGAAAGGCGGCGGCTTGCGTCTGCCCATTCACTCACCGTCAGATCCGGCGGTGGCGTCAGGATCGCCATCGTCTGCTTCACCAGATCCGCCATTCGAGGATGAGACGACGGGATTTCTAGTGCGGATTTCGACGCCGGAGAGTTCCGCGAGCGCTTCATTGATTTCGTCTTTCAAGATCGACTTCGCTTCGTTGAGGCTATCGGCAGCATACACCGCCGGAGCGGCTTTCGACGGGATCGCGAGAAGCTTCGATCGCATGTTCGCGGTCATCGCCTCCCATGCCGCGCTGATATCTTCTGCCGGGATAAGGCGGTTTTCCATCTGCGCCTTTTCCATCTCGGCGAGGTCGGCGCGTGCGGCTGTCAGTCGCGTGCGATGGCTCGTCAGGTCGCCGGTGACCGAAGCTGCGTCGCCCTTCAAAGCGCGCTCGCGCAGGAACTTGATATAGCCGCGCACGCACGGGACAAGCTCGTATCGCCCGCGCGAGTGTCGCGGAATGATCCCGTCATTGACGAGCCGCGCGATGCTCTGCGGCGTCAAGTCGAGGAGCTTGCATATCGTTTCGAGCGGGAAGGTTTGCGCGGCCATAATCATTCATCCTTTGGAGCGTGCGGGTCAGTGCCGCCCTGCCGCTGTGCCGAGGGGTTCTCGGTCATCGCCTGCTTCGCACGCTTAGGATATGGCTTCGCAAGCGGCAGAATAGACTTCCTCATTTCAGCGTCAAGTGGCATCAGGTACTTATGTTTCCCCATGCCATGAATGCGTTCGGCTTTCGGGTCGACGTTTTTTCTTAACCATTCGATCGACTGACCGCCGCGCCCATATTTGGAATGCAGCGTTTTCGGATGCACCATTTTTCCATGCACCAAAAACGAATGATATTCTTTCGTCCCTTCGAATATCCATCCGCCCGCTTGATATATCCCACCGTGGTGACCTTGCGCCGTGTCAGCGAAACTGACGACCATTCGCAAGCCAGGATTAGATCGCTTCAAGAATTTAAGCGCTAATGAAAGAATGCGGCTTGTCGCTGTTTGGTGATCGCGCAGCGCCACGCGAACAAGTTCGCAAATCTGATCCTGCGGCAGATTATAAGGCGATCCGATTTCCGATGCCGCGCCACGACCGAAGATAACAACGCCGACGAAGCGGCCATTTTCCCATGCACCGACTTTCACGCTCGCCGATGGGATCGATCGGCTGTAATGCCAATTCAGACAGGCATATTTCGCCGCGTCATGTGTCGCCCAGTCGATGCGAAGATCAACTTTGCTCATGTTTCCTCGCATCAAATTCTGTTTTGCAGTGAGGGCAAGTGATGAGCTTCGGTTTTAATTCATCGAGCTTGCCTTGATCGTTTTCGCTGCCGGGAGCGAAGTCAGCATCGGTCAGATATATTTCGATTTCGCGATCGTCGAAGCCCGTCAGCGAAAGATCGAAGTCTTCTTCGCGCAGACCTTTCAATTCGTTGATGAGCATCGCCTCATCCCATCCCGAATTGAGCGCGAGCTTGTTATCGGCGATGACGTAGGCTCGTTTTTGCGCCTCGGTAAGATAGCCGAGCCGGATGCACGGAACTTCGGCAAGCCCGAGCTTCTGCGCCGCCATGACGCGACCGTGACCGGCAATGATCCCGTTCTCGCCGTCGATCAAGACCGGATTAGTGAAGCCGAATTCCTTGATCGACCCAGCGATCTGCGCGACTTGCGCCTCGGAATGCGTCCGAGAATTGCGCGCGTACGGGATAAGATCGACCGTTTTTAGCTGCTCGATTTGCATAGCCTTCGGAGGAGCCATGTTATTTTAACACCCCTGTTTGAGTTCTGTCGCTAGAAAAGGCACGGGGTCGCGCGTTACCCGCGTCCGAATTGCTACGGGAGGACCCGAAACCCTAGCAATATCAATAGCTTGCGGGAATTTCACGATTTTTTCCTTCCGACGAAGCGGTAGGCGTGACCGATCGATGCTTCTTCGATGAGGTCGAAGCGAGCGACGAGGAGGCGACGCCAGTATGCGTCCGGCTCGACCGTCAGGTGCAACGCTTCGCCGATCAATTCGCCGCAACTGTCCCGGCCGGTTGCGATCTGAAAGAAACATTTGCTGAGCGTTGCACGTTCGATGCAATCGAGAGTGCGCTCGACATAATCCGGCGGGATATGCTCCATCACATCCGCGCAGAACGTAT